AAAAAATAAACCTCCACATATACTAAATGAAGGTTTGGTTCGACGATCCTCAGCAGCTCGTGAGGGCTGATCAGGTTAACCAGTTCTGGCCAACCAGTGAACAGACTCCAGAGGACCGGGTGAACGCCGCTTCTCGTTTCATTATCTACGTGTGTACCGTTCTTTATCTCATTCGTCGTGACCCTCGCGTCTTCGTTTTAGGTGCGACCGTCATTGCCGTCATCTATGTTCTTTATAAGTCTAGGATGGTGAAGGAGACGTATGGGGGTTCGTTCGAGGGTGCGAGTTGTCAGATGCCCACTCCCGATAACCCCATGGGTAACGTCCTCGTCACGGACTACAGCGACGCCCCCAACCGCTTAGAGGCGTGTTATTACCCCACGGTGAAGCCTTTCGTACAAAGTTACACCAGCGACCGCATCCCTTACGACGCGGGGCGTTCTCGTACGGCTATGCCCAAGTACCTTCGTAACGCCATGGAGCGTCAGTTTGTTTCTAACCCAGTGACCAAAATCCCAGGGGACCAAACAGCTTTCGCGGAATGGCTCTATGGACCCAAGAATGGTCCCATGTGCAAGAGTGATACCCGTTTTTGCAACCCCAACGCGCGCGGTGTCCAGCTCGAGGCCTTTTCCGGTCTCGGTGGTCACGGTGATAAGCGTTCCGGTATGCACGGCGGAACAGTTAGGTAGATAAATATTCTCATGTAATAATAAATGGCATACCAACTCCAACCTGGACTTTCCATTGTTCAAAACGCGGGTGCCGTTCCCCCTGTGAAGGCGACTGACGAAATTTTCGTGTACCCTCAGCCCAGTTCCTTGAACTGTGGCGAGTGCCGTCCCAATACCATGTTGTATGGCACCGCCCCGTACATGGCCGGTAAGGGTTCTCCAGCGCAGTATATTGATACCAGTGATCAACTTCGCCCCCAATCTACTTCTCGATTTAACAAGCACCTCGTTCAGACGTACGAGCGTAACCTTTTCCCTCTCACCAACATGGAGTGCAAGGTTCCTCTCCGTACCCAGAAGTACGACCCTTCCAGTACTCGTGCTGAGCTCCAGAATGGTCTCTTTGAGCAGAGGTACCTTAATAAAAATGTTAATAAGAAGTAAGAATGGCTGATCCTATATCACTCATGGCTGTTGCTGGACTTGTGTTCGCCGGGCGGAACCTGAGTTCCAAGTCGGAACCACCCAAAGACGCTCCACCAACTTTGAAAAACCCAGAAATAGTAGAATCGAATAACTTTGATGCCCCCGTCGAAGTCGCCCACAAGATGGAGATGGCGAGCTTCGCTGATATCAGTCCTCAACAACGTAGCGGCGGTCAGGAAATCCTAAACATGAGGAACCGTATGTATGATCAGGGTCGGATGAATAACTTGAGTCCCATCGAAAAGCAACTCGTCGGCCCAGGTCTCGGTGTCGGTGCCCACGTCCCAGCCGTCGGTGGTTTCCAACAGACTTTCCGTGTGAACCCCATAAACGTCGGTGAGTATCGTCTCACGACTCTCCCAGGACGCGCGGGTCCCGCGGCGGATGTTACCGGTGGTCGTTCCGCCAAGGTTGGTGAGCTTACACACAACAAGCCTGAGACGACTGCTTATTTACCTTCCCGAAGGCCCATGATGGCTGGTCGTGCACAGGGCATGTCCGGTGTCGTTCCCCGCAACGAGCACGAGAGGACCAAGCGTACCACGAACCGGTCGGAGACTGGCCACCGCGCGGATGGTTTAGGATTTAACGGTGCGAAGCGATTCGTATCGGCGAATGCCATGCCTCAGGACCCCACCAGGTTTAAGTCGGATCGCAACGATGAGCAGTATACGTACGCCAATCACCCAGCGCCGGGTATTCACAGCCATCACGGTGCGTACACGAACAGTGCTGCTGTTAAGATAGCGTCCAAGAACAACGAGGAGCTCATGAAGTACGGCTTCCGCCCCGAGGATCGTCGTGGCAAGCCTAACCGCATGGGTAACCCTGGTCGTATGAATGTCCGTGAGAGTGCTCTCAAGCAAGGTGGGCGTCTCACGTCTGTTCGTACTGACACGACTCGTGTAGATGGACGTATGAACGCCGCGAACGGTGGCTGGACCCAAAACTATCAGCAAAAACCTTTCCATCAGTTCAACGCGTACAAGGGTAACGCCAATCCCAACACCGCGAACCTCGACATCGCCAAGAGGCAGCTTCAGAATAACCCTCTTTCGCACTCTCTTTCTCATTAAATCCTGTATACCTAGACAAAAACAATCATTAAAATATTGTGCCTATATTTTAATGAAGGTTCACACCCTTAACATAGATAGTGGTGAGAGAGATACGAACGTCTACTTGCACGCCAACACCTATGTCGTCACGTTAGACAATCCTATCTATGACGTGTCCAACATAAAACTCGTATCAGCACGTATTCCCACGCCACAATTGATCACGTGTGCCTCAAACAAAACGTTCAGTGTCAATGGGAATGTGTTTTCTTTGGATGAAACAAATTACACGACAGGTACGGAGCTCGCATCTGATTTAGAGACGAAATTGGCACCACCCGACTCGAACATCAACTCTGTCGTGTTTGACACGGACACAAATGCTCTCACGTTTTCTAATACGGTCTCTGGTACAAATGAGTTTACCCTCGAATTTTATGATGGGACGAATGGCTACACGAGCAACACATCGCTTCAGACGACTCCACATCAGGTCATGGGTTTTAATTCGAAGAATCACGTGAGTAATCAATCTGGTTCGTTGGTTTCTGGTGCGATTAACCTGAGTGGTCCTAATTCTCTCATTCTCAGATTGACGACAGGTTCGGATGAGTTTACACAGACTGTATACACATCAAATCCATTTTATACTGGACACATACTCTTGGATGGTTCCGACTTTATCAATTTCAACGGTGCGGATGATACGTTAGTTCACCATTTTCATTCCGGAAGTCAAAAGGTCATAAAGGATATCAAAATTGAATTTTTCTACATGAGTCACGGACGTCTCATTCCATATGATTTTAGGAATCAAGATCATGTACTCAAATTTGAAATTTCGGGTACTACAGATAAATTGGAAAATTTACCGAAAGTTCCCATCGAGGAGGAGAAACCGAAAGAAGAAAAGCCAATAATAAGTATTCCTGAGGTTGTGAAGAATTCTTATAGTTGGAGGAAAGAGTATATGTATATTGGAATAATAATTCTGGTTGGTATATTACTACTCGCCTTCATGAAGAAGAGACCGTTTAGCGGGTTATCGCGTAGACGGGTTGCGCGGGCTTAGAGACCTTGGAGTTGATGCGGGAGATCGCAAGGAAGACCACGACGGAAAGGAGAGAAGTGAGAAGGGCGGTGAGAGCGTACTGAGCGCCACCGTTCTTGGGAACCTTAATAATCTGGGTGATGGTCCAGCGAACAAAGTCCATCCAAGACATCGCCGCGGCGAAAGAGAAACCACCAACAATAGAGTTGAGGGTCTGAGTCTGGAGTTCCTGGGTGACGAGGGTTACGGTCTGGAGAGCAGCAGCCGACATTGTGATTGTTATACTATACATTGGGAAAAAAATTAATCGGGAGTGATTTCCTCCTTCTTCACGAGTTTTTTAAACTTTTTTTTCCTGATTGTTTTTGTTTTTGAAAAAAGTTGCTCATCGTCGGATGAGTCATCACTAGAACTTGTCTCGATGTTACTTACCTTGAACTTAGTATCCGAAAGATTCCATGGTTCAGGCTCTGAGATGTTCATTACTATTAATAGCATTTTTTAACATCTCTTCTGTCGGATTCTGGGGTTTCCAGGAGTCCCAACGATCGTAGGCTTCATTCATCTGAAGAAATACGGTATCGTCACCCGTGTACCTCTCGAATGGAGGACAATCTTCAGGGTCGACGGTAGGCATCTCTTCATCCTCAACTTCGTCTCCCTCTTCATACATGTCGGGAAACATAGAGCCGATGTTTTCACCGACACGGTACATTGCACAGTACTTCATCGCATATTCCATGTCTTCTGGAAGCAGAGTATCCCTTCCACAAGCCTTTGAATATTCGACAGCCAAAAGTGTACTCTTTTCCAAAACGGGAACGAGGATGTTTGTCATGGTTTCAATATATTGGTTGACCATGGCATTCCCTCCATCTCCAAATCCAGTCTGCATGTTCATCTTTATTGTTTGGAGTCAAAAAGAGTTTGTGCAATTCCCTCACTCACACGGAGAATGTTATAGTTGACGGCGTAGACCCGAACTTGTCTGTTAAAATCAGGACAATCTGTGAGACTTAGGTTTAAAAGTTGCTCTTTCACTAAACTAAAGTTGACTTGTCCCGTGGGATACCACTCTTCGGGCTGGAGAGCGAAACTGTATGAATAGAAGCGTCGAATGAGTTGCGTCTTTGAGTGGTGTATCGCCGCCTGTACCGCTTTCAAAAATATGACGTTTCCGGTATCCTGTGTGATGATTTCTTGACCGTCCAAAGTGAGGGTGAGGTAGTCTAGGTTTTCATAGAGTATGAATTTACCGTTTTGAACGTCCGCCGTGTTATCGTAATCGAAAATGGTCACGAAGTTGCCCTGGGACACACCGTCTCCGGTTGTTCCTTGGCGCTGTATGACGAAATAGAGTTCTTTGACCGGGTTTGTAAAATCAAGTTTAAACTTCCCCTCATTGACACCCGCCTCTACGTCAAAGACGTTTTGCTGGACCTGTGAGATGAGATAGTCTCTCTTTGTTTTTTGAAGTTTAATCCGTTCTTCACAGTCGATAAAAACAACTTCCGCGCACAGTTTAAACTCTTTAATCTTGAGCGTCTCCTGTAAAGTGATATACGTGCCATCACCCTTAATCACGAGGTCTTGGGCATCTCTCAGTTTAATTTCCACCTCTACTTCTTGATTCGTGATCGCACACAAGGGTATGGCGAGCTCCGGGTGGTCATGAAAGTAGAAGGGTATGTCGATGAAGAAGTTTTCGTCGGTAGATAGACCGAGGGTATTGTGAATGACGATACCTGTGTTACCCCCACCCCCAGACGTCACTTCACCCACCTTTTTATCGGCGGTTCGAAGTGGGTATTTACCAATGAGCCTATCGAGGGCCTTCTGCTTCGTCTGTGTGACGTTGTGTTCCGAGTAAATCTGAAGATAATCACTCGTGAGACGCTGAACAACCTTACCGCCTATGATGAGTTCCACGTATTCGATGAGTGCGTGGCCCACAGATTCTATGTACATGGTCGTACTCGTTTGGATAATTTCGGGTAGTGTACACCGAACACTGATCGTTTTGAGAATATCTCCCTGATTCTGGGGAATCTTAAACTTAGCCTTTTTTCCAAAGTCTGCAACATTTTCCGGATCTATGTCTACGTATTGTCTCGAGAAGTTCGAATGTTTTTTGAACGACTCTATGAAATGACTGTAGTCTGGGTCCAACGTAAAAAACCTCTCTTGAGGACCCATCGTCATGAGCTGAATCTGTCCAGCCATTACTACTATAACTACCTAAAATTTTAATCCCGCTAAACCACTTGCAATGTGTAAGACGTTGTAGTTTACAGCGTAGATACGTGTCGTGTTTTCATACACGGAATTTATAGGAGAAATCTCAATGGTGAAGAGCTTGTGAGAAATACGACTCATGTTAACCTGACCAGTGGGGTGAGGTAACTCTGGTTTCATAGCGAATGAGTACGTTCCAAACTTAGAAGGTCCCAAGATGGGATTCGTACCGTTGAAAGTCTGTGTCGTTCTCGTCTCGAAAGAAGGAACGTTAACATGGTGCTTGAGCGCCTGTTCGTACTCCAGGAAAAGACCGTCCCGGTTAAATACCACTTCATTATTAAAACGTAATTCGGCGTTCACTATACTGTTGTAATAGTTGGACATGTTCAAAAGGTACGCCAATTCGTTTTGAGAGACGAAAAAGAGTTCTCTGACCGGGTGTCGAAAGTTGAGCATCACACTCTTTTTGTTTTCACCCGGTTTCATGACGAATTTGGACATTTGGACCTGTGTGATGACGTAATCGAGTGGTCGGGTCATGAGAAAGTTTCGTTCTTCTTCGGTCAAATACACAAACTCACTATCGAGTGAAAACTTCTTAATCGAGGCGTTCGCGTCGAGAAAGTTATCAGCGGGATCGGTAGCACTGATGTTTCGTACCACATCTATCAAAGGTTTGAGCTTGATTCGCACCTCAACAACTTGCTTCGTAAGGGCACACGTGGGTATAGCTAAAGATGGATTCCTGTAAAAGTAAAAGGGAAGATCCAGGAAATACGTGTAGGGGTCGGCGTAGCTCAGGAAGTTGCCGTGTCCATTCAGGAAATAGAGGGTCTGTTCTATATCATCGTTCGTGTTGTGTAACTGTTGATGCATGTAGATGTATTCCCCT